AGGAAAAATACAATTTGTTTTTCGTGATTTCTGGTGTTTTAAGGATTGTGACCAAGCAGTTTGATGGAAAGCATTTTGTGGATTTGACACAAAATGAATTCTTTACTACGAAACCCGGTGAAATGCATAAATTCACGGCTATTGAGGATTCACAGGTAATCGAAGAAATGTATGTAGAATATCGTGAAAGTGATATTCAACGGGAAAATACTGGTGGCAAAGTTTCTGATTCTGAACTTCCTAAATGCGGGGGAATCTAATGAAAGATCCCATTCTCGTAACAGGTTGTGCACGTTCCGGGACTTCAATGGTCGCTGGAATAATAAATATCTGCGGTGCTTTCGGGGGTGATATGTCTGGACCAAATCGGAACAATCAAAAAGGGATGTTCGAGAATCACAGAATCCGACAACAATTGGTTAAGCCATATCTTCGGGAAATGGGGGTTGATCCGATGGGACAATACCCGCTTCCTTCAATTCAAAATCTGAAGATTCCGACCAATTGGAAAAGTCAGGTTGAATTGGTTATGCAGCAGCAAGGGTATAAGTTTGGTCCATGGTTTTACAAAGGTGCCAAAATGTGTTTGACCTGGCCGCTTTGGCACTATGCTTTCCCCAATGCCAAATGGATCATAGTCCGAAGGCGGACTGGTGATATTATCCGTTCCTGTCAAAAGACTTCTTTCATGCGAGCTTTTGGGCGGAAGGATGTTCAACGGAAGGTCAAAGCAAAAGATGAGCGAGAGGGTTGGCTTTGGTGGGTGCATCGGCACGAACAGCGTTTTGTCGAGATGATCCAGACCGGATTGAACGTCAAAATCGTCTGGCCGGAAAGAATGGTCATGGGGGATTATCAACAAATCCATGAAGCAATGGAATGGTTGGGTTTGGATTGGAAGACGAACACCAAACGGATTTTTGAATTCATAGATCCAAAATTGTGGAAAAGTCGAATGAAATGAAAAGGAGGGCTTAATCATGGCTCATGTAGCAGTTGGCAATAATGTGAACATTTTTATATCAAATGAGGGTTTGGTACGGGTTACCACAGAGAAGAACGCTGAACCACACGACAACGAAATAAAACTGAAAGGTATCCATTCCGTCGGGATACTAATCAATCCGGATACTATAGTGAAAGCTGCGCTTGAGTTGTTTTGCTCAGGTGATATGATTTTGGACCAAGCTGAACCGATCTTTCGTGTTCGGCACCCGGTTGACGGAATAGAGCAAGAAGTTGAATTGATCAAATTCGCGGACGGAACAGAATGGAGAAAAAGAACTACATTGAATCCTGAACCGAATAGACTCAAGAAAGGAAACGACAATGGCGGCAAGAACGACGGCCACAGAAGTAAAGCAAATAATTGATACGGATCTTTCCGATGCCATTGTGGAGGGATTTATCGCATCCGCAACGGCTTTGGTGGACCAGGCCGTCAGCGACGATGACAATTTTGCTGATTTATCGTCTGCTTTATTGGGGGAAATCGAGCGGTGGTTAACAGCCCATATGTTGGCGTCCACAAGGGTGAGACAACTGGTGTCTGGTGAAGCGGGCGGGGCAAAGGCTGTTTATCAGGGCAAGGCGGATATGGGATTGAATGCCACGTTGTATGGTCAACAGGTCTTGGCCATGGATACCACGGGGTATTTTGCATCCCTTGGCGGAAAGAAAGTAAAACTTCAGGCTGTTCCGAGTTGGAATGATTAAGGAGGGAATATGGCTGCTAAAGGAACACCCAGAAGAGATGGTAGCGGCAAAGGGAAAAGATCGAATAAAGGACGTGGAGGATGTACTTCCACCCGGTCTACTGGAAAGGGCAGGAAATGACAGACCCATTGATCAAATTCGTTGAGTCGGTTTGCGTGCAGACGTCGGTTTATTGGGGTTCCCCATCACCAGATGGATATGGGGGATATACGTTTGCTGATCCGGTTGAAATCAGTTGTCGATGGGATGGGAAAACACAAATGGTTAAAGGGGCCGACGGAAAAGAAGTGGTCAGTCGAGCTGAAATCATGATTCTTCAGGACGTTAATGAAGGGGGGTATCTTTACCTTGGGGAATTAGCAGACCTTGATTCAGATGAAGAGGAAAATCCGATGAAACTGGAAGGGGCATATGAAATTCTCCGATTTGACAAAACCCCGTTGTTTCAAAGCACAAGTGAGTTTGTGCGAAAGGCATATCTGTAATGAAAATTGAAGGAATGGAAAAGGTTCTGGCAAACTTGAATCGGGAAATCGTGAAATACAAGAACGATGCCAAACGAGGGATGATTAAGGCCGTGGCCATGGTGCGGCGGGATATGGATAAGACACCCCCACTTATTCCAGTGGATACCGGTAATCTTCGAGCCCACTGGTTCACCGACATGAGGGACCATTGGAATGGTCCCGAATTGCGTTTTGGGTTTTCGGCCAGTTACGCATTTGAAGTACATGAAAAAGTTGGTGCTAATTTTCAACGCCCTGGAGCAGGGGCCAAATTCCTGGAAGCAGCTCTTAACCGAAACGAGCACGAAATCCTGAACATAATTAGGCAGGAGGCGAAGAAAGCGTAGTGAATGCCCCGTCAGTAGACATAAAGGATATGTTAGTTGCCGCTGGTCTTGGTACTTTTGCCGTGGACCTTTTTATCGGAAGGGAACCGGAAACTCCGGATAATGCGATTACCATCTTTGACACTCCGGGGCGTGCTCCGATGAAAACATTTGATCAAAAGAATTTCTTTTTTCCATCAATTCAGATCCGTGTCAGGAATAATGATTATATCACTGGCTGGGATCTTATCAATGATATAAAGCTGTCACTCCATCACCGGGCGCAGGAAACGTGGAATGGCACTTTGTATAGCTCGATTTATTGTACGATTGAACCTGCTTTGTTGGATTTTGATCACAACAATAGACCGAGATTTGTGACAACCTTTAACATTGAGAGGAGGTAAAAATGAAACACAAGTTTGAACCTAAAATTATGAAAGGAGGTGACTGCTAATGGCAACTTCTTCCGGGGCAATAAGTGGTGTTGGAACTGAACTTAGGCGATGGAATTCGACTTCCGGAGTATGGGAAGCACTGGCAGAGATCAAAAGTATTAGTGGTCCGTCAATGTCTAGGGGAACGTCGGATACGACCACGCTTGACACTACCGGGGGGTATAAAACCTTCATTGGCGCTTTTCGTGATCCGGGTACTGTCAGTTGTTCGATGAATTTCACTCGGTCGGCCTATGACCAGATGAAAGCGGACTTCGAGGATGATGCGGTCAAGAATTATGAGATCGTATTGCCAGATGATGAAAACACAACCATTGAGTTTGAAGGTTTGGTCACGGAACTTCCGTTGACCATACCGACGGATGGTGTGATCACAGCGGACGTGACCATCAAGGTCAGTGGCGAGGTAACGATTGAATCTGGTTCTGGTCCGAGTGCCGGAGCTTAAAACATTAACCGAGTCCTAATCAGGGACTTAAATCAAAACTAAAAAGGAGAAATAATCATGGCAATGTTGACGAGGGAACAACTACTTACAAGAGAAAAACTGGAAATTAAGGAAGTTGACTTGGGAAACGGGGATTTCATTTACGTCCGGGAAATGTATGCGAATGAAAAGAACCAGTTTGAGATGTCCATTATGAAAGAGGTGGAAGGGAAAGATGGTAAAACGTCTTACAAGCAGAATCTTAAAAACTTTCAGGCAAAGTTAGCGGTGAATACCATTTGCGATCAGGATGGGAACAATGTTCTTTTACCGAATGATGTCGAAGCATTGGCCACGAGTATGGGGGCCAAACGAATGAACAAGATTATTCTGGTGGCTCAGGAATTGAACAAAATAACGGAAGAGGATAAGGAGAAAATGTTAAAAAACTCCGATGGCGGGGAAACCGCCGATTCCAGTTCCGCCTCTGCTTAGAACTCGGTTATGCTCATCCAGATTATTTACTGGATGAGCTAACCGCAAGTCAATTGACTGAGTGGGAGGTTTTTAACCGACTTGAGCCGATCGGTGAACATAGGAGGGAATTTCCGGTGGCTCAGTTGACATCCATCTTTTACAATTTTGCTCAAAGTTTTGGAAGTAAAGATGGCAAACGACAAATGAGTAAACCCACTGATTTTTTGCCATGGTGGGAAAACCAGGAAAAGAGGGCTGAACAACAATCGGTCGAGGATATGAAACGAGTACTGATGGAAATTGCTGGTCCACAAAAGAAGGGCAGAAAGAAGGAATCTGTGAAACCGAAATATCCTAAACCATTTAAAGGGGCACCTGTTGTCAGGAGAAAAGAATGGACCTTGGATCATTAACTGCGTCTCTTGGTGTTGATACCCGTGGGCTAAACAAAGCAGAAAAGGCCGTGCAGTCCTTTGGTGACTCTACACAAAGAACTTTCAGTAGAGTCACAAAGGCGGCCATTACTTTTGCAGCCATATGGACGTCCGGGAAACTGGTCCAAGGGCTCTTGAGTTTGACCCATACGGCATCTGATCTAAATGAAACAGTGAGTAAATCCAATACTATCTTTCGGGATAATGCAAAGGAGATAAATGACTGGGCTAAAAATTCGGCTACTGCATTTGGTCTTAGTAGGAAAGCGGCTATCGACAATGCGGCCACTGTTGGAAATATGTTTGACCAGTTGGGTGCAGGAACAGCAATTGCCGCTCAAACGTCAAAAGCGATGGTCGAGCTGTCTGCCGATATTGCGTCCTTTCATAATGTTGCGGGGGGCGCTGAACAGGTTTTAGTCGCCATGATGAGTGCATTTCGTGGAGAGTATGACGCTCTTCAGCGTTATATACCAACTATAACCGCAGCAACTGTTCAACAACAAGCACTAGTTATGACTGGAAAGGAAAACGAGAAGCAACTGACCGCATTGGAGAAAGCGTTTGCGGCACAAGCTATTATTGTCCGGGATGCTGGGGCGGCAATGGGTGACTTTGCACGTACGTCAGACCAGTTGGCAAATCAAGAGCGTATTTTATATGCAAATCTTGAAGACATAAAAGCTATACTTGGCAATGAACTTCTACCTGTGGTCAGGGATATAGTACAAAGGATTAATGCATGGACAAAAGTAAATAAGGAACTGATCGGAATAAAAGTCTCTGAGTGGGCGAATAGGGCTAAAAATGCCTTTATGGGTTTGAAGGATGCCGTAGGCTTTATGGCGGACGCCATGAATGGGCTAATGCGGGCGTGGTTGGTAACTAAGAAAGCGTTCCTGTCAACTGAGGAACTGGCACTGAAGTTCAAGCTGTGGGCAAATGAAGGAGAGGCGTCGGAAAAGAAAATTCGGATGGAACTTTCTGCGACTCAACAGGCTCTCGCTGACGTCACTATGGCCATCAGCGTACTTGATGAAGAACACCAAAACCAATTTTTACCTACTCTGACGGTAACTGCGGAGCGGTTGAATGATGTATCAAAGTCACTAAATGGAACCCGTGATGCCAGTAATAATGCAGGAAACGGGTTAGAAAAGTTAACGAAGGCTCAGTCTGCAACGTTGAGCAAGTGGATTGATATTCGGGATAGTCACATATTAGGAACTACTGATTATGAAATTAAGCAATTGAATCGGGCATTTGACGAATATAAGAAGGTTGCAAAAGACAAAGAACTTGTTGAACAGGTCCGCGCGGCCAAGACGCGGGAAATCCTGATGAAGGAACTGACGGACAAAATCGAAATATTGAAAACAGAGACGCAGGGATTCCATGATGCTTGGTTATCCATAGCTGAAGCTCAGCAACAAATGGATTACGACAATACGTTAGAGGATATGGCAAGGTCCAAAGTGCTCATTGATGAATTAAATGAAGCACTGAAGGATCAGTCTTCCTTTTTTGATAGTTCCATTTTTGGGGATGATGCAAATCAGGCAGTCCAGAATCTTGCTGTATCTTTTGAAAAGTTGATTGATGTGTATGACGAAATCGGGAAGAAAGAGGATTGGCTTGCGGAGAAACGAAAAGAAGCTAATGAAATTCTAGACCCGGATGAACAAGCTAAAGCATTTAAAAAAGTTAAAGAGTTAGAAACCAGATATGCTAA